AACTGATACAGATGCATTCTTTATCTTAACTGACATGAGTAACACTGGACTTAAGATGTTCCAAAGAAGACCTTTGAAAACATCTATGGAGCCAGATTTTGAAACAGGAAATATGCGTTTCAAAGCATCTGAAAGATATTCTTTTGGATTCTCAGACTGGAGATGTATCTTCGGTTCACCGGGAGCATAAATTACGGATTAGGAGGGGATTTTTCCCCTCCTTTTTTTTTATTTCTAGGGATAATAATTATATCAACTGCCCTAGCAGACGATGTAGAAGAGATGATATAATTTAACTACGAGGTTTAAAATGGCTAATACAACTTTTAATGGCCCGGTTCGTTCAGAAGCCGGATTTAAAGTAATAAATAAAGATAGCACTTCTGGTGCTATTACAGAAACAGGAGTTAACATTAACTCAACTGGACAACTAGTTTCATTAGGAACTAGAAAAATTCAAACATTTGCAATTGATTTATCTGGCACAAATGCAGCGTCAACAACTTATGCTGACAATGATGTTCTAGTAGAATTAGGTGAATTAAATACAGACCACCCAGATGCTTTAGTAACAGCAAGTAAGTTTTTCATTCACAAAGTAGTAATTGGTGTTACAACTGCTGCTGCAAGTGATGCTAATTCTTTAGCTAACTTACAATTAAGTGCAACATCTGGAACAGCTACAAACTCTGGAATATCTTCTGGAACAGAAATAGTAGGTGCAGGCGTGGCATCATTCAACCCAAGAATATCTGCTACTGATTCAGTAACAGAAGTTGACATTGATTTAGATGCAACTGCGGGAACTTTCCATGTATTCGCTCCAAATATTAGTGCGGCAATAGCAAGTAAAAACTTATACTTAGGTGCAGGTTCAACTTGTGACACAGCTTTAACAGCTTTTCGTGGTACACTTGAGATTGAATACTCAGTATACTAATGAATATTTGTAAAACAATATCTTCGCTCCTATTAATTTTTAGGAGCGAGATTAAATTAATTATTATAGGAGGTAAGAATGGCTGATGCAGTAACTTCGCAAATTATAGGTGATAATGTTGGTGCAAAAAATATACTTGTAAAACTTACAAATATATCTGACGGCTCCGGTGAAAGTGCAGTTGCTAAAGTTGACGTATCAGCGTTAGCGGCAAACACACATGGAGATGCTTGCTCAAGAGTAAATGTAGAAGAAATATATTACGATATATTTGGCATGCGAGTAGATTTACTTTGGAATGCATCGTCTAATGTTATTTGTAAAGTATTAGGTTCTAATGGAGCACACACTTCACAAGGTTATATGGATTTTAGAGATTTTGGTGGCATAACTAATAACGCAGGTTCTGGTGTTAATGGTGATTTATTATTAACAACAACAGGTCACACTGATGGAGACCACTACACAATTATTTTAAAATTATCGAAAACATATTAGTATGGCTACCTCTGGAACTAGAACTTTTACACTTGCTGTAGATGAAATTATAGAAGACGCTTATGCTCGTATTGGCGGAGAACCTCAAACAGGTAAAGAAGCCAGTGTAGGTAGAAGGTCTTTAAATTTATTATTACAAGAGTGGAGTAATAGAAATATACAATTGTGGACAGTAACTGAGTCAACTCAAACTTTAACAGCTAACACAGCTAGTTACACACTTAACAGTCACACAGTTGATATAACAGAGGCAGTTATACAAAAAACTAATTCAGATTCTTCAATAACAGATTTTGAATTAGAAAGAATAAGCAGAGACGATTATTTAAAAATACCTAACAAGGCAGACACTGGTAGACCTTCACAATATTTTTTAGATAAACAAGTTACACCAAAAGTATTTCTCTATCCAACACCGGATAGTGCTGACGTTTTTAAATTTAACGAAAGAAGAAGAATACAAGATATTACGGCTTCAACTGAAACAGTTGATATGCCAGATAGATTCCTACCATGTGCAGTGAGTGGACTTGCATATTATTTAGCTTTGCGTAGACCACAGATAGAAATACAAAGAAGACAAGAACTTAAACTGTTGTATGAAGAAGAAATAAAAAGAGCTATGGAAGACAACAGAGAAAAGGTAGATATGATTATTAAACCAGATTTAAGGTATAATATTTAATGCCTTTTGCTACCGGTAAATATGCGAAAGCCATATCAGATAGAAGTGGTATGGAGTTTCCTTACAAAGAAATGGTAAAAGAATGGAATGGTTCTTTTGTACATAGGTCTGAGTTTGAGGCTAAACACCCACAACTTGAACCTAGAAAACACAAACCAGACGCACAGGCTTTACAAGACGCAAGAACACCAAAAAAATTAAATCCTGCTGAACAATTAGAAAATGGTTCAGTTAATGTATTGTTACAATCTTTAGGTGTTACTGCTAACGACAGAAAAATAACATCAACTTTTAAATCAGATAATGCTACTTTATTAGTGTCATCCTTGACTTTGACCGCAAGTTTAGGTAGTGAATCTGTAAGTGTCAGCTAAGATAGAATTATTTGTAGGAACACCTTGTTATGGAGGAATGCTCACAGAGGATTATCTTCATGGTATATTACAATTACAAAACTTTTGTTTAGAAAATAAAATAGGTTTAAACGTACAGACTTTAGGTCAAGAGTCTTTAATAACAAGAGCTAGAAATACTTTAGTTGCTAATTTTTTAGATAACGAAAAGTTTACGCACTTATTATTTATAGATGCTGATATAGGATTTAGTCCAGATAATCTTAAAAGATACTTTGAGTATGACAAGGATGTTATCTGTGCTCCTTATCCAATGAAATTAATTAGTTGGAAGATGATGCCAGAGTTAATTAAGAATGAAAAAGATTATCAAAACTTATGTCATCCTTATGTATTAAATTTTGCAGACAAGGGTGAAATAAAAATAGATAAAGGTTTTGCAGAGGTATTAGACGCTGCAACAGGTTTCATGTTAATTAAAAGAGAGTGTTTAATTAAGATGAAAGAAGCATATGAAGATTTAAAATATGTTTCAGACCAAATATTAAACGGGAAAGAATTTAATTCAGAAAACACATACTTGTTTTTTGATACAATGAAAGACGATGACGGAAGATACTTATCAGAAGACTACGCCTTCTCAAGAAGATGGCAAAAACTTGGAGGAAAAATCTACGCAGACATCGGGTCAACACTTACCCATGTCGGGCCGTATAGATACACAGGACACCTCTGGAAACATTTTAACATCGAAAAAAGTTAAGAATGTTGTTGTTCCTGTAAAGGGATTAAAGTTTAATTTAATAAAAGGATAACATGGCAGACGCAGTAGCAAAACCAATTAAAATGGCAATCGTAAAAAATCCTACTAAGGGATATATTAGAACGCCATCTCCAGAAGAAATTAAAAAATACGAAGAGCGAGAAGAAAGATTAAAAAAAGAAGGTAAGAAGTAATGGCTGATGACGCAACAATAACTTTAAAAGCAACATTGTTACCAGATGAAATAGCAAAAGTTATTAGTGGTTCTATGGTTGTAACACCAGATGATGCTAATGATAAATGGTATTACAAACTAACAAGTGTAACAACTACAAGTGCAGACTTAATTGCAGGTAATTTTATTGATTACACAGCAGTAGACCAAGATACAGCACCGACAGCAGTTGCTACAACAGATAAAGTAAAGTTTTTGTTTGTAAAAAATACAAGCACTGCCGATGGTATAGTTATATCAATTGATGCAGGAACAGCAGCTTTTAATTTAGCAGATGGTATTTTTGTAGGGCCAAGTCAATCTTGGTTTTGTAGATTACCAAACACAACAGTGGCAGATATACATGCAATAAGTTCGGATATTGGCGATGCAGGTGATGCTAGTGCAAATGTAATAGTGGCAGCACTAATAGATGATGTAGGTTAATTATGGCAACAATGACATTTAGTTCTCTGACACAAGATTTAAAAGATTGGATGGAAAATGATGGAACAGAATTTTCTAATGAAACATCTGGTTTTATTTCTTTAGCAGAACAAAGAATAGCAAGAGATGTTGACCCATATGCATTTCATGAATCAGCAAATTCATCTTTTAATGTTGGAGATAGATTTGTCAGTAAACCTGTAGATGCAAAAATAATTTTTCATTTTTTATTAATAGATTCAGATTCAAAAAGAGTGTTCTTAGAAAAAAGAACTGATGAATATATCTATGATTATTGGCCTAATTCATCTAGCACAGGAACACCTAAATATTGGGCAAATTATACAGACACAGGAATTCTAGTTGCACCTACACCGAGTGCAGCTTTAAATATTGAAATGACATATTCAAGAAGAATAGCAGAGTTATCTAGTAGTAATACTACTAATTGGTTGACACAAAACGCACAAGATTTACTTTTGTATGCTTGTCTCATGGAAGCATCTACCTTTACAAAGAGTAGAGAAGATTATGCTATCTATGCACAAAGATATAAAGAGTCAGTTGAAGCTGTAAACAATCAAGCTAGAAGAAGAAGAAGAGATGACTTTACAGCACCCGCAAATGTTATGGGTGAAAATTATTTAAAACAAATGAGTACATAGGAGATACAAATGTCAATAACACAAACTTTAACTAATGTATTTAAACAAGATTGTCTGGATGGGGCACAAAACTTAGGAACTAGTGGTGACACTATTAAAATAGCTTTGTACACTTCAAGTGCTACTTTAAATGCAACAACAACTGCATATACTACTTCCAATGAGGTTTCTGGAACTGGTTACACAGCAGGAGGAACTACACTGTCAAGTCAATCAGTAACATTAGATACAACAAACGGAGTTGCTTTTTTTGATGCAGCAGACCCAAGTTTTACTTCTGCTACTATTACTGCAAGAGGGGCCTTAATTTATAATAACACTAAATCAAATGCAGCAATAGCAGTTTTAGATTTTGGTTCTGATTTTTCATCATCAAATGGAACTTTTCAAATACAGTTTCCAACAGCAGCACACAACACAGCGTTAATTAGGATTAGTTAATGGCAGAGGGCACTGGTGGATGGAACGCAGGTGCGTATGGCGATGATGGATGGAATGATGGTATTGTTCTATCTGAAACTGGAATTGCAGCAACACTTGCATTGGGAAGCGAAATAGCGTCTGGTGGTGCATTAATAAATCAAGTTGGATATGACAACTTAAGAATAAATTTAGCAGATTTATCTGCAAATATTACGGGAACAGCAACTGTTAATACAGTTTCTGGAATAACTGGAACGGGAGCAACAGGGACAATTAAATTATGGTCTCTTATAGATACAACATCTGGAGGAGATGAAACATGGACAACAGGAGTGGCAAATTAAATGGCTAATGCTTATACACAATTAGGATTTGTAAAACAGGCAGATGGTGAAAATATTGGAACTTGGGGCGATGTACTCAACGAACAACTTATAGATTTACTTGATGATGCAATAGGTGGATATGTAGAAGTTAGTGTAGCATCTGGCAATGTAACTTTAGCTTTTGCTGACGGAACAGCAGACAACAATGGTAGACACGCTGTAATTAAATTCACAGGTTCTCCGGGTGCATCAAGAACTGTTACTTTTCCTAACAAACAAAAAACATACTATATAATTAATGGCTCAGATGATTCAGTTGTATGTACGTCTGGAACTGGAGCACAAACAGTTACTTTACTAACTGGTCAAAAAGATATTATTTATGTTGATGGAAGTGATGAAGTTCACAGTATTTTACAAGAAGGTGCAGTAAGTGAAAAACTTATTTCATCTCAAACTGCAATATCATCTGGTATTGATACATCTAATGATC